GTTGAGTTTTTACTGTAAAGTCACCATTTGGTACTGTTATAAATTTTGACATTTAAAATTCCTTAAAAGTGAGTAGGGGATTGCTCCCCTACTCTATACTCTGTCTTAGTCTTCTGGATCGTCTGACTCAAAGTCATCTGCGTCTGGATCGCCGTCAACATTATCAATAGTATCGTCTTCACCTGCTTCTTCCATTTCAACTGCATCATCATCTGTTGCATCGCTGAAGTTCCAAGCAATTGACTCGCCTGTATCAAGTGTTACTTTGCGTCCTGCAATTTTTGTAACTTGCTTTGCATTACCTGCATCGTCTTTTACTGTAATTGTCATTTCGCCATCAGTATCAATGTCACCAGTTACTTTGTCTACTAAGAAACAATCTGCTGTAGTTGTGCCATCAGTTACACGAAACTTTTTAGATCCTAATTGCTTTACAATCCATCCGTTTACTGATGCAGTGCCATCGTAAAATTGCACTTTAATTTCGTCGCCGCCTGCTGTTGGTGGTCCAAAAAATCTTTTGTTTAGTGGTCTTCCCATTTGTTTTCTCCTATATAAAGTAGTCCTATCCGGGTTCTATCCGGTACGCTGTGGGTACAGCATAAGTCCGCCTTGCGGCACACTATTTGACATATGTATTTATCTAATTGCAGTAATTGGTGAATTATTCTTTCTTACACTTAGATTTATAAAATCTCGTATAAAATCAAACTGTGTTGCTAACATACCAAACAGTTCGGCGTTAAGTCCTTGTTGCACAAGTGTATAAGAACTTTTTCCTATATCTGAATAGTATCTTACACTTATACCATATTCTGGAAATACACTTGTAACAAACAAACAACAGTCGCCTAATTCTTTTGCTGTATAACGGTAAGGAGTCTTTAACTTAAGATATGACTGTGCGAATGTTTCTTCTGGAAGGAAGTTTGGTTTATCAAGTTTATCTGCAAGTAACATCACTATATAGGATTCTATATCTACAGGAAGTTCGTATCCTGTAGCAGACTGTGTTTCTTGAACAAGGTCATAAAAGACCGTTGTGTACTCGTCTCTCATATTAATATTTAGTTAAGAAAAAGCCCGCACAGTGGCGGGCTTTGTTTATTCACAATCTAATGTTTCTATTAGTTTGCTTATATCTATTTTTGGTTCTTCATCTACTACTTGTTCATTACATACATCGTTACTTCGAATCCGAATCTCATCTCTGTTGCTGTCGGTGTTGTCCACATAGTGTACTCCTTAAATTAAGTTAATAAAATTGTACTGCAATACTATTTAAACATATCTAGAAGCAAAAGTCATACGTATAATCATTAAAAGAAAGTAAAACTGTTACTTACCCTGGCCTTTATATTTTTTGTAACTACGTCTTTTGCTTTTATTCATCATACATTTAGAGTGTTTTCCTCCACCTATTGATGTTTTCTTTTTCGTAGTTTCGTGTGCTTCTATATTCGGGTTAAATTTAACACGAGCCATAAAACCTTTCGGTTAGTTTTTTAGTCATTAAAAAAGGGCGAAACTAAGTTCCGCCCTTTAATTTTTATGTTAACAATCCCTTACGAGAATGTTACACCTGCTACTGACACACGTGCCAAGTAGTCTGCCGCATTACCAAGAGATGATGCAGTGTTGTTTAACTCTACATAACCGTATCTTGTCATGAACGATACTACTGGTTCGAATGTTGCCGGATCAAGTACAACACCTGAAGACATAAGCGGGATGTATGGGCAATAGAATGCCGCCGCATCTGACTCTGATGTGCCTTTGTAACCAACAAGTACGTCTGTTGTGTCGGCTGCATATGCGTCTACGTATACTTTCATTGCTCCGTTAAGAGTACCTACTAACTTAGTGTTAGTTGGTGCATCAAAAGTACCTTCAGTTGTTCTTGCGAACGCTGAAGTTGTAGCAGACTGTAGTACAGTTAACGTATGCGGTGATACCACTGCAAAGTTACCTGCGCCACGGCGTGTACGCTGTGCAATTTTGTTAGCCGCTCTGTTGATCATTACTGCAAGTGCCGCATGTTCGTCACCGACGAATGTAGCAGTACCTGATACAGCAGTTTGATCATATTGAACGTCTGACTCAGCCGCTCCAGCCAAGTTGCGTAGTGAAGAAAGAACTTCTTGGTCGATTTCAGCAGTAATTTCTTGTGCTAATGCCGCCATGATTTCCGCTTCCACGTCAATGCCTTGTTGTGCTTGTGCGTCTTGTGCAGACTCAAAAGTCCAACGTGCTGACAATTTACGTGTCTTCGCTTCGACTGTTTGCTTTAAGATCTGAATTGACAAACGCTTACCTGCTTCACCTTCAAGTGCCGCAGTTGCTGATGCCTTATCAGTTGCTCCACCACCGGAATAGCCTAAGCCAATCTTAAATGGTGATAGTGCTTCCTCACCTGCGGTTACGTCATCAAGTGTGTCTGAATAACGTACACGTAAAGTGTGGATTTGGCCGACTGGGCCAGTCATTGGTTGTACACCAACGATTTCGTTTGCGATGACTGTTGGCATCACACGTCTGATTACTGGTAGGATAACTCTGTTTAAAGTTGCAACATTACCTGCAGAAGTGGCACCTGCTGTCGCGCTCTCATTCAAATACCTTTTAGTATTCTCTAGAGTTGCGGACATTACAGATTTTTTCGTGCCTTGTAGGCCTTCAAGTAATGCGCTTTTAGTTTCCTGCCAGCGTCCTTCTAATAGTTCTGACATTATTTTCTCCTTTTAATTTAATCCTGCAAGTCGTCTAATGTCTACAACATTATCTGTTGTTGCAGAATTGCTTGCGCTACTAACGTTAGATTCTTCTTTATTGCCTGTTACTTCTTTAGCCTCTTTTAATGTCGCCTTCTTCCTAGCAGGAGTGTTACCGTCAATAACTGATGGTAAGTACTTGTCAAACTGTTTTTGGATATTAGCAGTTTGTACAGACTCCAGTAAGTCTAACATTATTTCTTTCTGATCTGTACTCAACGGAGCAGTTAATTCAGAAATAATTTCTTTTCTTTGTGCAGTTGCATATGCACGTTTAATTTGTGCATCTTTTGATTCAACTAATTTTGCTTTCTCGTCAGCAATTTTCTTAGCCTCTGCAAGTTGCTTGTCTTTCAACCCAACTACCTGTAACAATTTTGCAGTTTCAGACTTCTCATTTAAATGTGAATTCTGATACTCGTCTGCAAATGTTTCAAACAGTTTACGTCCAAAGTCATTCTTACGTGCTACATCAATATCTTCTTTAAGAGATTTGATCTCTTTATTAAGTGTCTTTGTAACAGTATTCTCTACAACTTTAGCACCTTTCTTAATGAAAGATTCTTTTACAGTTTGTAAGTGCTTCTTAGCCTCTCTAATTAGTCGAACTTTTGTTTCTGCAAGGTCCTTCTTATCTTCATGGAACTCTGCAATTTCCTTCGCCAAAGCCTCTACAACAAATTCTTCCAACTTGCCAAACTTAGTTGACATAGCCTTTTGATCTTCGTGTAGTTCCGAAACTTCTTTACCAAGTTGCTGAACAACAAAGTTTTTAAGTAGGTCTGCGTTTTCGCGCATTGCTACGTGGTACTTTGCTCTTGCTTCAGCAAGTTTCTGTCTATCTTCTGCAAATTCAGTGATCTCTTCATGTAGTCTGTCGTCAAGCATTTTTTCAACTGCTTCAACCATTACAGATTTATCATGCTCATATTTTTGAGCAAATTCTTCACGAAGTTCTGCTGTTACTTGCATACGATTTTCAGTAATCTTGGTATCCCAAGCCTCTTGGATGTCGGCTTTAACTTCTTCCGAAACTGCATTGCTCTCTAATAGTGATTTCAGTGCGTCCAACATCTTGTTCTCCTTATTTTAATCCTTTGATGATGTTTACTAAGGATTCTTTTAAATACTTCTGTGCCTTTTTATCATTTTTAACTTCGTGAGCCGTTGTTAGTGCCTGATACCCACCGCGGGTATTCATCAAATGCTCGTAAATTGGTGTTGGATATGCACCAGGAGCAGATGGTTGAGCAACAATATCGACTGTGATAATTTCAAAGTCACTTACATTGTTGTCTTCGTTAACGTTACCTGAACCACGCGATGAAACACCTAGTTTAACTCCGCTTTCAAGCATTGTTTTAACTAAGGTGCCCATCGGTGTTGGTAAAATTTTCATTTTTCCATAACCGTTTGGTCCATCCATCCACATTTCTGTCATCATATGGCTTACACGGTCAAGATTGATATTAAGTCCTTCTGGATGATCAACTTCGCCAAGAACACTGTATCCTCCCGAGATTTGATCGTTAAGAGTGTTGACAGCCCTACTAATTTCGCTTACAGGATACACACGCTGGTTTGCGTTGCGTACACCACCTTGGATGCAAATACCTTTCAAATGAAGGTTTTTACTACCATCTTCTAGATTAGTAGTCTCCAGGACGATCTGCGCCTGGTCGAATGTCAAGTTCTCACGTAAGTTTAACATCTAATAAGTTCCTAATATTAAGAGCCGATGATTGATTTATCATCCACTCCAGTTTCGCCTGTGCCTTTTTTCTCAGCACCGTGGCCTTTGGCATTAGACATTGACTTTGAAGCCTTTGCGCCTGGAACATTTACGTTACCTGCATTGTCTTCTTTAGGAGCACTAGCACCAGTTCCGCCTTTTTCTTCTGCTGAACCTTTTGCAATATTTGCAGTAGTACCGCCCATGTCATTTTTACCTGCTACTGGTGATTTCGCTTTGTTATCTTCGCCTTTTGGCTCAGAAACTTTTTCTACGTACTCACGCATTTGTTCTGCTTGAGTTTTTTCACCTTCATATGCAGGCTGTGTGTCTACACCAAGATCTGAAGCATCAAATGCTTCATCTTCTTGCTCTTCATCACCTTCGTCGTCGCCCATGTCCATTTCAGCATCGTCGCCTTCATCGTCCATGTCGCCTTCGTCACCGTCCATCATTTTTTCAAATTCTGCTTTAAGGTCATCAAGTGCATCTTCTAGGTCTACAACGCGGTCTTCTAATTCTTCTTCACCTTCGTCGTCACCTTCGTCGTCACCACCTTCAATATCAGCCATCATGTCATCGGTTGGATCACCGCCCATGTCGTCTTCTGCTTCAGGGGTAAATTCTGTAAAGTTTTCATCAACTTCTTCATCAGTTGCTTCATCAACTTCTTCGTCATCGTCGTC